CGAAAGCAAAGAACTGGCCCGCATGGCGCTGGCCGCAATGGACAGCGAGCCGGTTGCTTTCATCAGTGGGCATGGACGCTGGTTTATTATCGCCCGCCCAAAGAGTCAGGGCTGAATATTGGCGACAAGCTCTATCGCCACGCGCAGCCAGCGCCGGTAGTGTCATTCTATCGCGATGGCATTGAAGCCGCTGCCAAATGGGTAGATCAGCAGCGTGAGGCATACGACAGCGAGCATGGATGGTCTGATCCTGATACCGGAGCGTTCGAGTTCGGCAATGATGCCCAGCGTGAATATTCATCCACACTGGAAGAATTGGCTGAAGGTATTCGCGCTCTGCATCCAAATGCTGGCAACACTCCGGTAATTCCGGATGGTCTAATCGGCGCTGTTAACCGTCTGCTCGATAGCGACGGAAGTCGTGGCTGTTATAGCGCAATCCGTTGCGGTGATGCTCACGATGAAATAGAGCGCTTGCTCGCAGCCGTCCCTCAGGAGGTGAAGCCATAAAACGCAAACACGCTATTTGTTATCAACAAATCTAAGGTTTGTATTTATGCGAATGATAACCAGGAAGAAACCAGCCTTCACCGAACTGTTCAACGCGGGAGTTCTTACCCGCATCGTTGCGGTAAAAAGCCCTGATGGCGGCGGGTGGAGGTTGTTTGGTTTATGGCGTGATAAGGATATCGCAGTTTTTGTAGAGGCTGCTCGTGGTGGCGTTCGGGAGTGGTCAGGCCTAGACTACCTGGCTAACTTCTGCGGCAGTTGCGGGATCAGTCTCTGGGAGATTCACAGCAAGGTCGAACCCAAGTTACTTCAGTGATTATTAGCCCATCACCTTAAGCCCGCTTTTGCGGGTTTTCTTTTTCTGGCCTAGTAAATAGGGGCTTGCACACTACACAAAATGTGCATTCTTTGTCGCGGTAGTGTTTTCTGCTGCTCCATTTAATATGCAGTTAATTAGATTCTGAAATTGGCTGAATTCTTCTATCTGAGTGAAATAGGGGGTTGCGCCAGAGAAAAAATGTGAATGACTTTTTTATATTCGTAACTTTCATTTAAGATATTGAATTTATTGTTATTTGTGTTTTTTCGATTATTCTCTTCTATCCGTGAAAATAGGGTCTTGATGGACGATCTAAATATGTCATTGTATTCCAGAACGTCGCGAGTTCATTTTTAGCCATCACTGTACAGGAAAAGCAAAAACCACTAATTATGGAATATTCACAAGGTGCTAACTAATGAATGAGAAAGAGATTATTGAAGCAATTCGCATTCTGGGTCGTTATGTCATTGATAGCCTGCCTGGGGGGATTTTTGTTCTTACCCCAATGGAGGATGGGGAAATCATAAATACCGAGGAATCTCACAAGCAATGTAAAAGATTCTTCCGGAAGAAGAAAAGCTGATTTATACTAATTACTTCGGCTGAACACCGAACCTATCGCGCCATCACCGGAGTAAAGTGATGACGCAAAAACGCAGCAACGCTATTTTACGCCGTGCCTTTGTGCGCGGTGTTTCTGTTTGTCTGTCGCGCCAAGGCGGTGCGATATGAGCAAATCCAAAACTAAGGCTGAAAAGCTTCATCTTAGTCGCGTGTCCGCTATGGGCTGCGTCGTATGCCGCAACCTTGATTACGGTGAATCACCGGCAGAAATCCACCATTGCAGCTCTGGCACGGGCTTATCTGTCCGTGCTGACAACTTCCATGTAATCCCTCTATGCCACGCACATCACCGCACGGGCGGTCACGGCGTTGCTATTCATGCTGGCCGTAAATCATGGGAAGAAAAATTCGGTACTGAAAGCGAACTGCTGGCGCAGGTTCTTCAGGAGTTAGGGGAGATCAACGCATGACTTACCAACTTATTTACGTCGATCCGCCCTGGCAATACGGCAACAAAATCAGCAATGGTGCAGCAGAGAATCACTACGCCACAATGAGCCTCTCAGAGCTTAAACATTTACCAGTATGGGAAGTGGCTGCTGAAGATGCTGTTTTAGCAATGTGGTACACCGGCACGCATACGGAAGAAGCGATCGAGCTGGCTGAAGCCTGGGGCTTTCGTATTCGCACGATGAAGGGTTTTACGTGGGTAAAACTCAACCAAAATGCAGAGCGGCGATTCAATAAGGCGATAGCCGAAGGTGAGCTGGTGGATTTCAACGATTTGCTTTCCATGCTCAACAGCGAGACACGGATGAACGGCGGCAACTACACCAGGGCAAACACTGAGGATTTGTTGATTGCTACCCGCGGTATTGGGCTGGAGCGCGTCAACGCATCGATCAAACAAGTTGTGTATTCATGCCTGGGCGAGCACAGCGAAAAGCCGTGGGAGGTTCGCCACCGGCTGGAGAAGCTTTACGGAGACGTATCACGCGTAGAGCTATTTGCGCGCGAATCCTGGCCTGGCTGGGACCGCTGGGGAAACCAGTGCTCCAACTCCTTTGAAATTATCCCCGGACATATCAATAAAAATGAGGTGGCTGAATGACGTCACAGCAGCGCCTTAAACATCAAAAAGCCCTCAATGAAGTAGCGGCAGTAATTCATAAGCGCTATTTGGGGCGCCCAGCGTTACTTACCGGCATCCAGTCAGCCTGGATTAAATCTCTACTTACCATCTGGGGCGAAAGCGTATGCGGTGGCACAGCCCCCAGGAAGCCTACCAGCCATTCCTGCTGGAGGATGCAGAAGGGCATGCGCTGGTCAGACAAAGCGTTAGAGCGCTTTACTGCTGCGATTGAGCAGGCAAGAGAGGAGGGGTTTAGCGGGCAGCAGGCATTAAATCGGGCGCATGCAATTATATGGCCGAAAGCCTCCAGCAGTGTAATAGACACCGCTATCCATGATGATGATGTCGATTTTGTTGAACAATGCGTACTCAAGGCGTTTGATTCAAACGATCCCATCTATGTTGTTGGCGTGAGCTACTACACCACCAGAAAGAAAATATCTGACATCACCAGGGATCTGCAGCGGTTAGCTCCGTGGCTCACGTCGGATCAGGCCAGAGAGCGTGTTAAATGGTGTCTCCAAATATTCAGGTCAAAGGTTTTTCTGACGGCAAAAAATATGTAATCGTGATTATTATGGAAAAATAACTTGAATTTCACCCAGAAAGTTAGATAATTCATTCATGCTTGGCAGAGCTGCGCCACTCGGCAGCGTTAAAAAGCGACAATTTGAACATAACGAGAACCCCGCCTAAGCGGGGTTTTTGCTTTCCGGCGATACGACAGGGGTATTCGCGAGATGCATTGCATCAGTACCCCTGTCACATCGTCGTACAGCGACAACTAAAACCAACAAGCCTCAGCACTCGCTGGGGCTTTTCTATTTCAGGCTCACGGGAATCATCCTCGACGCGTGTTGTTGTTAATCCAGCCCGTGAAGCCTGTTCCCCTCACACACAGCACCCCGAACTCTAATCGGAGGTGGAGACTATGAAAATGCACGATCAGCAAGGGAACATTTTTACGCAATTTTTTGCGTGGGTGGCGGCCTTCGCTGCGGCATTTGGTTTTACCACGCAGGACCTTATTTACATGCTCTTCGGTGCTGCTGGCCTGATTCTCTCGTTGGCCTCGTACATCAACGGCCGTGTAGATGCCAGGCGTAAGCGCAAAGAAGATGAGAAGCGCACAAAGATGGTCAATGACTATCTGGAAGGTGTTAGCGATAAACCTCACGATGAGCGCCCGGCTGCCGCGATGGTGGTAGTGAAGGCGCTTCAAAAGGCTGGTGAATGATGAATCCCGCGCTGCGAAAATATGTTTTATCCGCTGTGGGCGGCGGGGCGATTGCCATTGCGTCAGCGCTCATTACCGGGCCGACCGGCGACGATGGTCTTGAGGGTGTTCGCTATAACCCGTATCAGGATGTTGTCGGTATCTGGACTGTCTGTTACGGACACACCGGCAAAGACATTATGCTCGGTAAGACTTACACCGAGCTGGAATGTCGAATTCTTCTCAGAAAAGACCTTAACACCGTCGCCCGCCAGATCAACCCTTACCTCAAGAAGCCGATCCCCGAAACGATGCGTGGGGCGCTGTACTCGTTTGCGTATAACGTCGGTGCTGGCAACTTCCAGACTTCTACGCTGCTGCGCAAAATCAACCAGGGTGACCAAAAAGGTGCATGCGACCAGCTGCGACGTTGGACCTATGCCGGCGGTAAAGAGTGGAAGGGGCTGGTAACGCGCCGCGAGATTGAGCGTGAGGTATGTTTATGGGGCGAAAAACCTCAAAAGGCTGATGATGGCTTTGGTCCGCTGAATCCCGGAATTCCTCCGTCAGCGCCGGGGGTATTCTGATGAGCCGCTTAACCGCCATTATCAGCGCAGTGGTTATCCTGCTGGCCTCCTGCGTCATTTCATGGCGTTCTGGATGGAGCTCTCACGCTGACCATATCAACGCTCAGGCAGCGAAGAAAAAAGAGAAGGCCGAAAAGGTCATTCAGCCGATAGAGCAAAAGGCCGCTGCCGCCACGGAAGAGGGCAAGGTCATCTACCGAACCATAACCCGCGACGTGGTGAAATATGTCCAGTCTCCGAATCGTACTGTGTGCCGGTTTGACGATGATGCTGTGCAGCTGCGCCAGCGTGCCATCGACGCTGCCAACTCCATCCCCGGATTTGATGAGCCCACCGTGCAAAGCAAGTGATGCCGGTAAAGACAGTGACGAAGACCTGCAGGCTGATATCGAAACGGCCCAGTGTCTTCGGCAGCTCCGGCTAGATAAATACCGCTGGCAGGCATACTACCGGGCGACAAGCCAGTAGCAGGACTACATCCGCACGCAGTGTCTGAAGTAATTTCATTTCTTAAGAGATAACACTATGTCATGTAAAGCAAAGAGATCGGATTCATGTAAGGCGGCCAAAAATCAGGTTGAATCTTTTTTGCGAGAGGCCCCTCGCTTGAAGTTGGGGCCTCTAATCTTAATGGGAGCAACTAGTGCTAACGGTATGAGCGCGGAGCATATTTTAATAAACGGTGAACCGCTAAGCAGATTCAGGTTCAGTCGTTGAATAATTTTGCTTTCAAATTGGCGCGATGTTTGTGCATCATCTCCAATGTCACCTCAGTTAAGGTGGTGTTGTTTTGTAGGAATAATTTAGTTTCTTCATCAGGAATGGGCACCTTTAACCCGCCTAATGGGGTCCAGGAGCTACCCCCTTTGAGTTTAAGGTATTGGAACAGAGATGCTGCCGCCTGGCAGTTAAGACTATAGAAATGAAGAGACTCAACAACATCATGATCTCTCATGATTATGTGATGTTTATTAACAATCAATACAGGCCAATTAAGATCAATATGAATTCTGTCGTCAGGGACAAACGTTGATGTGCCGCTTTTAATTTCTTTTTTATATGCGTCGGTCTGATCAAGGGTTATGTCAATTAGGTCCCCATCAGGGGTTTCCCAAACGCCATGGTGCATTGCTTGAACATAAAGCCCTGGAAGCCACTGAATAAGCCATCCGAGTATCAGTCTGCCGCCATTCTCTTTTACCTCAGCATCGACATTCCAGTAGCAAGCGCCAGCGGGCCCTCTTGGAAGACGTGGGACTGACAGAACTGAGGAACAGGATAACTCTTTAAGAATGCCAGCGATATGAGGGCTATCGGCCGGTAAATCTACAATTGGAAGATGAACGATTTGCATGTGTGTGCCTTATAGGTAAGAAATGGGCGTATAAATAATATGCACAAAAGATACATTCAGATACGTATCAGTACACAAAAACACAATATTCAACTTTTTGGGATTTCGATACTGATGCTCTTCATTCTCCTGTCGATCTGGCTCTGTCGACTACCGGAGAAACAGGACTGGCCTGATGTCAGTTCTACCATCTCAATGCTGGCGCTCGATGGTGAGCATCCGGCGCGCGGTAAGGGGCTGCGCTGAGATAAGAGCCGCTACAAGAAATCGCCTCGCAATAGCGGGGCTTTTTATTACCAGAAGCAGGAGAAGAAAAATGTTTACCGTTAAGCAGATTATCAACAATGCCACCTCATTGTATGAGGCGAAGGAAATCACCGTTGCTCGTCCTGGCTCTGAGCAATGGCGTCAGGCTTTTGCTCTTGCTGATGAGCTGGATGTTCTGGCGCCTGACATCATTGAACATATCCCGATGTCCTATGAGGACCAAGATATGACGAAACCAGTTGGCGATGAGCATCAACTAACGGTCGATCGTACTGGAGCAAGCCGGGCTGATTGCATTGCCATTATTTGTTCAGGTATTCCTTCGCCAGCTTTCCCTGACATCCCTGAGCTTAGTGGTGTTGGTTATCAGTTCCTGTACAAGGGCGATCAGATCTACATCACCAACAGCCACGGCGCGACGATCGAGGCGGTTAAGTAGGGCATTACAGAGCCACTTCAAGAGGTGGCTCGATAATGTCAAGGCGAGGACAAAATTATGGCAACACCGGACTGGGAGGCCATCGAGAAGGCTTTCTAGCCCAGTAATGGACTGTCATAAAAATTAGAATGCGTCAGTCGAGTCTAGGATGTCCTGTCGTAACTGA